ATGCGTTACCTTTTAGAAGCGTTTGGGGTTTTGTCATTTGAAATCCATAAACCTGAAAAAGGTTCACTAGGCGGACGACCTAGAAGAATTTATCACTTAAACGAACAGCAGGCGACTTTATTAGTTACCTATCTAGGAAATACCGAACCAGTCAGAGAGTTTAAAAAGAACCTAGTCAAGGCATTCTTTGAAATGCGAGAAGAACTCACTCAAATTAGGTTACAGCGTTCTCTTGAAGCTCCTAAACGAAAAACACTTAATGAAGCTATCAAGACATGGGAACACGCGCCTAAAATGGCTTATCCGACTGTGTACAATCTATTGCTTAAAGCTGTTACTGGTAAGAATAGCAAGCAATTAAAAGTAACCAGAGGTGGTTATTCTGATATTGACTGCTTAAACTCAATTGAACTAGCACAGTACACTGCTTTAGAAGATATGGCAATCGCTCTTATCAATCTTAATTTTACCTATCAAGATATTAAGACAATGGCATTAAAAAACACGCTACAATGCGCGTGAAAACAACAAAAAAGGCTTTGACAGCGACCAAACTTCCAAGCCTTCAACTAGTATAACTAAACTCAATTAATAAAGCAGGCAAGCTGTTATTAAAAGGGTTTTATATCTTATATTATAGCATATTGAAGCTATTTTGACCATACGTAGGGAGCTACCCCTTAAAACTAGCATGAATCTAGTATAAGAAACAAGCAATCAATAAAAACACTACACAGAAAATAATAATTAAGCGAGAAAAAACATAATGAAATATAGAGTAGAAACAAATCCTTTTTCAAAAGATAGATACACTCCTGAACAGCTAGAAATGTTCAAAAATCGCCAACTCAGCAAAAATAAAGCAGAAGCCTATTTCACTCGACTATATAACCAACATATCGCTTGGGTAATTATTGCTAACGTTATGACAGAGTACGTCATTAAATTCAGAAAAAGTGCCACCAGCTTTGAAGAAGCATGGGACGCTTTAGACTATCAACGAACCACAGAGATTGTCTTTAGAGCCGTTAACGGTTTACCTTGTTCAGAGAAAGACTCAGGGGAACTAGAAACTTATTTAAGTGAGGTATCGGCATGATGCAAGAACTTAACCTCACACCAACACAGACGCTTATTCTATTCTTTGTTTTAAGTCTCTTAGGGCTTCTTCTTAGCCTTTCTAAGTCATTAATAGACATTGATTTACCAGAAGATACCCAAGTCCCTAAACCACCTAAGAACGCAAACTATGGGGCTTATATTCAATCACAGAACCATTATTACAATTAGGGAGGAACTGCATGACAACGGAAGAATATTTTAAAAAATTGCTAGAAGATAGCGAAAAACAGCCTACAAACTGGTTGAGTGATAGGGTTTTAGACAAAAATATCAAAATGCTAGATGAAGATATTGAAGCAGAGTGGGACGATTTTCCGTTATTCACGAAAAAAATATTTATCAATACTACACAACGTGACTATAACAAAGCTGATGCCGTTGTTAAATTTTTGGAATCAATACCAATAGAGATGGAATATAAAAAAGGGCTAAATATAGTTATACAAGCATTGAACGAGTTAAAAGATAGTCTTAAAAATCAAGTGCTTGGTGTTATTGATAACCAAATCCTGTTTCCAAATGATAAGGAGGACACGAAATGACACTACCAGAGAATTATAGACGTGTCCTTAATCTGATCAAGGTTGGAGCAGACAACCCCATTACAGGGGCAGAGATTAGCTTAATACTGAAACTTGAAGAACGCTCCGTCCAAAGTATCATCAGTAGCTTAATCACGCGCTATAACGTCCCTATTATCGGCATTAGGCACGGTTTCAATCGTGGTTACTTTATTCCAGCTAACAAAGAAGAATTATTAGATGGTGCTAAAGCCTTTTACAACCAAGTACAAAAGGAACAAGAACGCCTAAGTGTGTTATTGAATGCCGATTTAACCAGTTATAAGGAATTACTCAAAGGAGGTTAGGTATGAACTTATTTAGTCAAGATTATGAAGCCAAACTATTAGAACAAAACCTGACCGCGTTTAATCGCTTTTTGGAAGACTACCAGAAACCTAAACCAAGAGTATTAGGGTTGATAACGGCTGAACAGGTCAAAGAGGAATTAAATATCAAAGGCAAAACTCTAAAACGGTGGGAAAAAGCTGGTCTAAGACGATACCAACCACCACTAGAAGACACCAGGAAACATTATTACAAGGTCAGTGATATTCTTATCTTTTTGGGGGTAAATGTGTAGATGGCTATTTATGAAGCAAGAGGCTTTAGCTCTTATTTGTACCCCTACAAAGGACCCTTAGAACCATTTGACTATATCGCTCAGTTTAAGCCTTTGAAACCGCCCGAAGGCATGGCCATTAATGAGTATAAAGGAACACAAGCCCCCTACTGCCTAAGTGGCAAGGTCATAGCAGAGAAAAACGGTAGCTATAAGCGCAATAATGCTAGTTTAGTTTATCGCGATTTGATTTTTCTTGACTATGACGAGATAGAAACAGGCGTCAACCTACCTAAAATCGTTTCTGAGACGCTTTGGGAGTATAGTTATATTATTTATCCAACGATTAAACACACCCCCGAGAAGCCCCGTTATCGCCTTGTCATGAAGCCTAGTGACGTGATGACTGAAGCAACTTATAAACAAGTGGTCAAGGAGATAGCCGATAAGATTGGACTGCCGTTTGATTTAGCTAGCCTTACCTGGTCACAATTACAAGGCTTACCTGTTACAACAGGCGACCCAGAGGGCTATCAGCGCTATGTGAACCATGGTCTTGATTATCCTGTTCCTAAAAATGGTAGCACGCCAAACAGACAAGTTGTTACTACTTACACGCCACGCCCTAGAAGTCAGCGTTCTATTACCATGAGGGTCATAGATACCTTGTTTAATGGTTTTGGAGACGAAGGCGGGCGCAACGTAGCCTTAACTAAGTTTGTTGGCTTGCTATTTAATAAATGGGTGGATTGTGATTTAGAGACGGCTTATGAGCTGGTACAAATAGCTAACAGCGTGACAACTAAGCCACTACCCATTGATGAGATAGATAGGACGTTTACCAGCATTGCTAAAGCAGAATACAGAAAGAGAGGGTAGAACCATAGAGCAAGAAGATTTGAAAAACTTAGAAAATGAAATCACTGAAGCGCGTGAGAATGAAGATAAATATTTCAGCACTTTCAAAGGTGTTAGAGGTCAGCTTATCAAGGAATGTCAAGAGATGAAAGATGAAGCTTTCAAGATTGCCTATGATGGCGTTATGGCTGATAGCAAACACCTTGAGAACGTAAAAGCGGGTAGATTGACCGAGGTACAACATGAAGAATTAGCTAAAGAAAAAGGACAAGAAGCCAGTGAAAAAGCTTTACCTAAAACACCTTTGGGCGTGGCTATTATGCTCAAACACTATCTCCGCTTTATTCGAGTTAAACCTGAAGCTCAAGGACAAAAAGCCCCACTTTACTTTTTTCATCCTGATCACGGGGTTTGGCTAGAAGATAATGAGTTTTTACAAGATCTTATTTCAGTTATTTTCCCAAACGCAACTGAAAAACAAGCTTTTGATACACTTTACAAAATTGCTAGGCAAAGTCAACTGAAGGAGATTCAAAGAGAATATACAGTTATCGGAAATCAGCTCTACAATTATAAAACTGGTCAATTTGAAGAATTAACTCCAGATATAACCGTCACTCGCAAAATTAAGACGGGTTACAATAAGAAAGCTAAAGAACCCACAATAAAGGGCTGGAAACCTACTGCTTGGCTCTTAGAATTGTTTGACGGTGACGCCGAACTTTATAACCTTGCTATTCAGATTATTAAAGCTAGCATCACAGGTCAATCCTTACAGAAAATCTTCTGGTTATTCGGTGAAGGTGGGACAGGAAAAGGGACTTTTCAGCAATTACTCATTAATTTAGTGGGTATGGATAACGTGGCAAGCCTTAAAATAACAGAGCTAGCAAAAAGTCGCTTTACTACTTCGATACTTCTAGGGAAATCCATTGTAATTGGTGATGATATTCAAAAAGACGCGGTTATCAAAGATACGTCTGATATATTTAGTTTAGCCACGGGTGACATTATGACGATTGAGGACAAGGGGAAACGCCCATATAGTATCCGTTTAAACATGACTGTGGTACAATCTTCCAACGGTTTACCACGGATGAACGGTGATAAGTCCGCCATTGATAGACGCTTTAGGATTTTACCTTTTACCAAAGTATTTAAAGGAAAGCCCAACAAAGCTATCAGAAATGATTATATTAATCGCAAAGAAGTTCTTGAGTACTTACTTAAGCTAGCGATTGAAACACCAATCACTGACATTAATCCAAAAGCATCTATTGAGATACTGGAAGAACACCATAAAGAGATGAACCCAGTTATTGACTTCGTTTCTAAGTTCTTCACGGATGAGCTCACCAGCGAATTTATTCCTAATAGCTTTGTCTATCATGTTTGGAAAGGCTTTTTAGAATACTATGACATCAAACAAATAAAATCAGAAAGAGGGTTACATAAAGAAATCAAAAGCAATCTTCCTGAAGGGTTTGAAGCAGGCCAGAAGGTCATACCAGTAGGCCGACAGCTCCATACAGGTTTTTATCCTAAAGAAGATCTACCTCTGTTTGCTAGCGCATCTTACGCTAACGGTAGAGCATCACCCGAAAAAAGGAAAAAGCCAAAGAATGAACGTGGATATTACAATCATTGGCCGACGCACAAAAAACAAAAGAAAACTTAGTCATTTTATACGTTTTAGCATTTAAAAAATTAAACGTATAAAGAAATAGCCCAGTCATATCAAGGGGTTTATACGTTTATCACGTTTAACACGTTATTTTAAAAATTTCCCGTATAGAGTATTAATAAATAGCCCTTATAAAATCCTTATATACACTTTTTAAATTTAACGTATAAAATGTATAAAACGTATAAAAAGAGACTTAAACCCTTGATACGGCTGACTTTAAATTTTATACGTTTGAAAAACCAAACGTATAAAACGTATAAAATTCGGAGGTTATATAATGAAAATCAAACTATTTTATCAAAAACACAATGAATCACTAGATGATTTTGAATATCGGGTCAATCTCTTTACCCTATCGGTATCTGTGATAGACATCAAGTTTTCAGAAGCCACTTATGGCAACTATGAAGACATGAGTACCACAACTTCTTTATTGGTCTTGTACAGGTAACTGATATGAAACTAAAATTACACACACGAGGTGGTAACACCATCACCATACAAGGAGACCGCACCCTTTATAATGAGTTGATCAAATATCTTTTATCTGGCCAACAGCCAAACTGGGTAGCATCTCCTTCTGCCATAATCAATTTATCAGACATTATAGCAATCACAAAAGAGAAATAATATGAGAACATTTTCAGATACACCAAAAACATTCACATTCCACTACACGTTTAAAGACTTTGACACCGCACAAGTGGCTTGTCATGCTATTTTAGGCTATATGACTGGTACTTATGAGCAACCAGTGATTGACGCAACTTATCACAATGATGACCAAGGTGGTCATGCTAATCAGTTAGTCTTAAAATATGCTGAAGACAGAAAGTTAAGCAAGGTCTTCAAGCGTATCTGTGACAGTTTCAAGGACTATTACAACCAACCTGAGGATATGACGGATGAAGAATTTGATCATCAGCGCGTGGTTTCTTTATCTAAAAGTACTCAAGGGAAAGTTAATAATCGAGACACACTTATAGCCTTCATCTCCGATCACAACCAACTGGCTGAACACCTCTCTATGAATTATAAAGAGATGACGCCAGAAGACTTAGGGGCCATCCTTGAGTCTATCAGTCAAGCCTTTAACCATTTGTATGATATGGTTGTTGAAGGTCAGTTACTCGTTAAATAGACATTCAGAGGGTTTTCCCTCTTTTTGTCGTTTTATCAATAGTTTTGGGTTGTTTGAGTTTTAAGGAGAAAGAATGTTAGAACTATCTATTGAAAATATCATTAAACCAATGAAGACACAGGGGAAGACAAGAGTTACAGGATCAATAGGTGACCAAGCTATCCGCATAGACCTAGATGGGCTAGTGATTCACTACAATGGTCAAGGTCTATTGCTTGAAACAATTCCAGGAACTTATGGTGGTAAACGTTACTTTTTCGTGTGTCCTAACTGTGAGAGACGTTGTCGGAAATTATTTAAGGCTTCTCATGCCTTTGCTTGTGGTTCTTGTCAGAAGGTTCATCAAGCCACACTCAATCGAAGCAAGACAGACTGTTGCTACTACTGGCAATTAGCCTTTAAAGAGTGTTTGAAAGTAAATCCAGAAGCAAGACACATTCATGGATATTATAGTCGTGATGACTTTCCTAAACGTCCAAAGTACATGAGATTAACCAAATACCTTTATCACTGGAGAAGATTTCATTACTATATGGATAAGGGTGACAGGTACTGGCTATAATATTCGGAAACTACCCCCTTCATTTTTAAACGGGGCTATATTGTTCGGAAACTTAAGAACGCGCCCTTTTCCGTGCAAAAAATTCCCTTTTTGAAATTTTCACCGAAGATTAAAAACTTGATATGAAAGGATTTGACATCTCATTTTAGTCCATAACCCTGCCACAAAGAATAACCATCTAAGACTAAAATAAAATATTGTTTTAGCGCTTCTAGCTACTAAGTTGATGATTTATACTATAAACTCTAAAAAGTGCTTAGAAACGATTTTAGAAGCCAAAAGCGAAGTACTACAAAAAATATCTAGTTTACAAAACGAACAAAACAAAAAGACGTCCACACGGAACGCCCCCTTGGTTAAATTTAAGCTTAACTAAATTATACCATAACCAGGAGAAAAGACCATGAGCGCTAAAGAACAACTTAAAGAATTGAAACCACTTTTCGCTTTAATAACCTTATTTGAGGAACAACGAGATAAAGACATCAAGCTGATAAATGCTTTTCATAATCCTGAAGCAATAAGACATATCGAAAAAGGTACAGCTAAACAACTCTTATATTTAGCTAAAGAACGTGATAAGAGACTAGCCATGATCGCCACACTCCAAGATGAGAGACAGATAGCTGTTATTAAGGCTAGATACGTGGATGACTTATCATGGGACGAGATACTCGACAAGCTAGGTTATTCAAGGAATACCGTTTTTAAATTACATAGAGAAGCTTTAGAGGTGTTAGATGAGCAAGAAGAACGCTATTCGTAAGCTGAAAGAATTTCATAGATGGCAACGTATCGCCAATAGCCTTGATTTAACTTATACCGAGCTTTACCAGTTTGATATAGATTACCATCCCACGCGCAGAAAACACCTTGAAATAAGCCGAGAATGCGCCCTAGAGGAACTAGACGCTATTAGGTATGCCATTAATCAACTGTCTAAAGTAGCATACAGACAAATACTGATTGAGTGTTACTTGATCGGTGAGAAAAAACCTCAACAGGACATTATGGAAGAACTTAACAGAAGTCAAAGTTGGTATTATGAGATTAAGAAAAGAGCCTTGCTTGAGTTTGTGGAATTTTACAGGGACGGGGCGCTAAAAAATAATGTTCGCTTATGACACCAAATAAATATTAATATAGCTCTAATTTAGTTGGTGCTAATCTCTAAAGTAAAACAATCAAACTTCAATGTTTCATAATCGTTCAAAATCCCTATTTATGAGGCCAAAATATTATTAAATCACAAAAAATAGAATGAATTTTTTGACTAATTAGCTGTTATTATGGAGGTCAATATTTAATTTTAAGGAAAATAAAATATAGTGAAAAAGAAATTAGTTTTAGCTACCTTATGTCTATCAATGTGTGCTGTGAGCGTTAGAGCGGATGAGGAGACTACACAAAATAAATTTATACTTGACGGACCGCAACAAACTGTTAAAGATGATAACGGGAATCCTATCACTATTGAAGGATTATATGTCGGCAGTACAGAAGTTAAGGTTAATATACCTATAGGTTGGTGGATCTATCTTTACCGACAAGACGACCCCAGCAATAAAAACCGTGGAATTTTAGTTAGTCCCCCAGAAAGAACTAAGTCACTAAGAGGAACATCTAGCCCATACAGAACTGATCTTTTTCGTCATTACTATTCAGGGGTTCCTTATACTCTTAACTTAGAAAATATACCTTTGAAGAAAGGAGAAAGATTGACATTCTCGTTTAAAGGGGATGATGGCTTTTATGCCGGTTCTTGCTTTTACAGAGACACATTATCCTTAGAAGAAGATAAGCAATACGATGAAGAAATCAAAAAAATTGAAGAGGAACTTGAGAAACGAGACCAAGAAGATGATGCGTTAAAATCATTTAAACAACAGCAACAAGAAGAAGCGAATAAAACCTGGTACCAACGTGTAGGTGACAGCTTCCAAGACCAATGGTGGAACTTTAAAGACTGGTGGAGAGGGTAGTTTTTTCCTCAATGACACTAATCGTGCTATAATAAGCCATAGGGCAAACTAAAAGCGTAGTATTTAAACCACGCTAGTTCTTGCCTGCTGAACTCATTGTGTAAAGGACCTGTAAAGGTCTTTTTTTGTTCACCTTTTTGTGGACTTTTGAGGGAAGTCTAAGGAAACTTAAAACCTATATTTTTTCAAAAACACAGTCATATCAATGCTTAAGGACTGTCAATACCCTGTAAAGACTGCCAATCCAAGTCCAATAATGTTTGTCATAATTTCCTCGCATTCTTATGGACTATTATAACACACTTAATAAATAGCCGAAGGCCTCGGACCGTTTTTGACAGAACAAAAAGATGCTTTCTATATTGAAGGCATCTTTTTCATTTTCAGCTGAAAGACTATAACAACTTTTTCAATTCGTAAAGGGTTGTCATTGCTTGAAGCGGGGTCATGTTCATGACATCAATAGCTTCCAGTGCTTGCCTAATCTCATGAGCTTTCTCTTCATCACCAAAAAGGGATAATTGCCCCTGTCTAACAGCGCTGCTTGACTCAACTTGTGAAGGGACTGATATTATCTCAGCAGATTGTGCTTGCGCTTCTAAACGAGTAAGCACCTCATCTGCTCTGCTTAGCAGGGCCTCAGGAAGTCCTGCTATTTTTGCTACATGAATACCGTAAGATTTATCCGCCGGTCCCTCAGCAATCTTATGAAGGAAGGTAACATCGCCATCTTTTTCAAGCGTTGCTACATGAACATTGACTAGGCTTGTCAACTTAGTTGACAAGTCTGTCAATTCATGATAATGCGTTGCAAATATGGTCTTAGCACCAACTCTATCATGGATATATTCAATAATTGCCTGGGCTAAAGCCATACCATCATAAGTTGCCGTGCCTCGTCCCAGTTCATCAAATAGAATAAGAGAGTTGTCACTTGCGCGTTTGATTGCTTGGTTTGCTTCCATCATCTCCACCATAAAGGTTGATTGCCCAGAAATCAAATCATCAGCAGCCCCAATACGCGTAAAAATCGCATCAAATAAAGGTAAATCAACATGATCAGCAGCCACAAATGAACCCATCTGGGCCATGATAACCGTTAAGGCCAGCTGTCTCATATAAGTCGACTTACCACTCATATTTGGACCTGTAATCAGCTGAATACTGGTCTGTTGGTCAAAAGAGATACTATTGGGAATGTATTCCTGCACTCCCATAACCTTTTCAACAACGGCGTGACGACCTTCTTGAATTGTAATCACATGATTATCATTGAACTGCGGCCGAATATAATGATTGGTTTCAGCAACGACTGCTAAACTTTGCAAAACATCCACCGTTGCCAAAGTTTTAGCCAGTTTCTGTAAACGATTAATATAGGTTTCAACTTGAGCTCTAATACACATAAAAATATCGTATTCTAAACTAGATGACTCTTCCCTAGCCTCTAACATCTGACCTTCAATCTTAGCCAATTCTGCTGTTCCATAACGTTCAGAATTTTTTAAAGTTGCCTTTCTGAAAAAATGCTCAGGCACTAAGCTAAGATTTGAAGTCGTAACGTGGAAATAATATCCATCTTTTTTATTGTAATCAATTTTTAGGTTATTAATGCCACTTTCTTGACGCTCTTTGGCCTCAATATCCGCAATCCAGCCTGTCCCCTCTCGCATTACTTTACGATAATGGTCCAAGCGCTCATCAAAACCATTGCGGATAATACTTCCTTCACTAATAGTTGCTGGTGCATCTGGATCAATGGCTGTTCTAATCAAGTATTCCAACTCAGGCAAACTGTCAATATCATTGACAAGTTTGTCAATACAAGGACTGTCAAAAGACTCTAAGATAGCTTTGATATAAGGCACTTGGGCTAAGGTATGCCCCAATTGAAGTAAATCTTTCGGATTTGCCTTGCCAAAAGACACGCGACTAGATAAGCGTTCGATGTCGTAAACACCTTTTAAACTATTGCTTAAATCGGTTCGCTCAATAAAAGCATTCAGAAAAACTTGAATAATTTCTTGACGCTCTAAAATAGCTTCTTTAGAAACCAAAGGTCGATCAATCCATGAGCGCAAAAGCCTCATCCCCATAGCTGTCTTGGTTTCATCTAACAGCCAATAGAGACTTCCATGTTTTTTATTAGTCCTAGCATTTTCTACCAAATCTAAACTTGACTTAGTGGCATACGACATCTGCAAATAATCCTTGATCTCATAGTGAACCAATGCTTGCAAGTGGCTGAGTTCTCGCATTTGTGTTTTGTGAACGTATTGCAAGAGTTTTCCTGCCGCTGTCAGTTCTACCGTTGTCAATTGGCCGTCAATTAAAGATTTATCTTCATAGACCGTTTCTTCATAAGAAAGCAGCAAATTCATCTGCTTGACCAAAATCGTCTGTTCTTCTTCAGATAAATCAAAACCTAGTAAGACTTCTTTTGCCTTGAGGTTTTGGATTTCGCTACGAACACTCGTAAAGTCCGCCAAATCTGTCACGCAAAATTCACCTGTGGATACATCCATATAAGCCAATCCATAACGGCAACCATCAAAGTCAACAGCTACCAAAAAGTTATTGGCGCTATCTGGCTTAGCTGAATCCACAACCGTTCCAGGAGTTATGACTTGAACGACCTCACGCTTCACCACCCCAACAGCTTGCTTTGGGTCTTCCATTTGTTCTGCGACAGCAACCTTGTAACCCAACTCAATTAACACATCAATGTATTGTTGGGCAGAATGATGTGGCACGCCTGCCATAGGAATTGGATTTTCCGCATTCTTGTTGCGACTGGTCAAACCAATTTCTAAGAGTTGTGCTGCTTTGACAGCGTCCTCGTAAAATAATTCATAAAAGTCACCCATCCTAAAAAGCAAAAAAGCATCTGGATAATCTTTTTTGATGTCCAGATACTGTTGCATTCCAGGAGAAATGTTAGTTTTTGCCAT